ATTTACACCAACAATTGAGTTATGCCAACATACCCCGTTATTAATCTAGAAACAAAAGAGAAGAAGACACTTAGTATGAGTATGAAAGCATACTCGGAGTGGAAAGAAGAGAACCCAGGATGGGATAAAGATTGGTCAGAAGGATGTGCAGCACAATCTACTGAGTTTAAGTGGACTGGAGAAGCAAAATCTAGCGGTTGGAATGAAGTTCTGGACCGTGCATCTAAACAACCTGGTGCCAACGTAAGTAAAAACCGGTACTACGGTTAATCCTTCTAATCTTTTATAGCGTATGACCTCAAAAAGAAAGTCTCAAATACCAGTAGTCCCATTCGGGATGAGCAACAAAAATATGAAAAGAAAAAAACCAATCAATTCAGACTTGATGAAACCCATTGAGGCACTGACAGAAAATCAACAAGAACTTTTCCGTTGTTATAAGAATGATCAAAACATTGTTGCCTATGGTTGTGCGGGTACTGGAAAGACCTTTGTAACCCTCTACAATGCTCTTAGAGATGTTCTTGACCCTAAGACACCTTACGAAAAGATCTATATTGTCAGGTCTCTTGTAGCAACCAGAGAGATTGGTTTCTTACCTGGAGACCATGAGGATAAGTCTTCTCTTTACCAAATTCCTTATAAGAATATGGTGAAGTATATGTTTGAGATGCCTACTGATACAGACTTTGAAATGCTGTATGGTAACTTAAAATCACAAGGGACAATTAGTTTCTGGTCTACGTCTTTCATTCGTGGTACTACCCTTGATAATGCTGTCATTATCGTTGATGAATTTCAGAACTTGAATTTCCATGAACTTGATAGTATAATTACAAGGATAGGAGAGAACAGCAAGATTATGTTCTGTGGTGATGCTACTCAATCTGATCTTGTAAAGTCTTCTGAGAAGACTGGTATTGCTGACTTCATGAGAGTGCTTAGAGTTATGCCCTCAGTTGACATCATTGAATTTGGTGTCGAAGATATTGTTAGGTCTGGACTCTGTAAAGAATACTTAATTGCTAAAATGGATTTGAATTTATGATTTTTGAGCATTGTAATTATCTCGGTGACCTTGAACTAAACAAGAAAGAAACAAATGGCATCCGTCTCTACAACCTTCCAAGTGGAGATTGGGTGCCTTCTATTACATCGGTAACTTCTTTTTATAACCGACAGATCTTTGTCAAGTGGCGTAAGCGAGTTGGTGTTGAAGAAGCAAATCGTATTACTAAAAAAGCAACTGCCCGTGGAACAGACTTCCATGAAGCAGTTGAAGTTTACATGAGGAATAAAGAAATCAATTGGGATGACTTTAGACCTCTCACAAGGTATATGTTTCATCATGCCCTACCATATCTGGACAAGATAAATAATATACACGCTATAGAAAGGACCCTCTATTCTGAGTATCTTGGATTAGCTGGTCGCGTTGACTGTATCGGAGAGTACGAAGGCGAACTCGCAGTCATCGATTTTAAAACATCCGAAAAGATTAAACCAGAAGAGTGGTTGGAAAACTACTTCGTTCAGGAAACTTTCTATGCTGCTGCTTACTATGAGTTGACTGGTATCCCCGTAAAGAAACTCATTACCATTATGGTTACACCTGGTGGTGAGGTTAAAGTATTTGACAAAAGGAACAAAGGGGATTATATTAAGTTATTAGTTCGATATATTAAAGAATTTGTATCTCACAATCTTAGGACAGAGAATGGAGAATGAACTAGAAAAAGTATTAGAAAGTAAATTCTTTTGCCCCTCTCGTTTCGCACAGGAGATCGAATCTCTTGTAATACAGAACTCAGGAATGAGTTACATTGATGCTATTATTCACTTCTGTGAGAGTAATAGTATTGACTTAGAATCAGTTCCAAAACTGATTCCCAAACCTTTGAAAGACAAAATAAAAGCAGAGGCAATGGAACTTAACTTCTTAAAGAGAAGTTCCCGTGCAAAATTGCCTATTTGATTCCATTTTTGCCCGAAAAAAATTCTGGCAAAAATTTGACCCTATTACTTTTTTCATGATGCCGTTTGACTGTTATAAACAATATCTTTCGTTGAAGAATCACTTCACAAAAGAAAAGTATGATTACCATAAGTATTGTGGTAAGAGTCGTGCAACCGTACAATCTTTTTATAAAAGAAAAGATAGATTCTGGTTTGAAAAACTTTCTAGAAATAAAGATGACAAAGAAGTAATAGAGTTCTTTATATCTAACTTTATCACCTGTACTGATCCAAGTAAACTTTGGATAGGAGAGATGATACGTGAAGGTGAGAGTAGATATACTTTGTGGAAAAAGAGAACTCAATCGCTCTCATATCTTTTTAAGGAAGAAACAGAGTCTATCTTTTCCGATGGTAACTTTGATAATATGTTTTCCCTGGAAGGATCTAGTCATCCACAAATTCTTAAAGAATATCTAAAAGATAATATATCAATTGAAACCTTTGTAATTCTTGATAGAATTCTAGGATTCACAAAAGATTGGGATAGTAAATTATCCGATCCAGTATGGGAAACCGTCAGTATGAGAATGAAAAAGTATTCTCCATTCCTAAATATTGAGGTATCTCGTTATAAAAAAATTCTTAAACAGGTTGTATTAAGGTAATGAGTTTTTTCGATTCTGATGTAGTCCGTGCAGAAATGGCGGAAATAAGTGAGTTGCAAGAAGACGTTTATCGTAACGTCTTTAACTTCCCTTCTATGAATAAGGAAGAAAAAAAGTTCCATGTTAGTATGATGGAAAAACTTCTTGATAAACAAAGAATTCTTTATGCTCGTCTGAGTTTATCAGATGATCCTGAAGCAAAAATTATGAAAGAAAGAATCGTTGATTCTGCAAAGATGATGGGTCTCCCGCCCAATGTTGATATGCAGACAATCTTTACCAATATGTCTAAAATGCTAGACGTGATGAAGGAAAAGATTGACGAAGACGGTTCTGACGTGTAGAATACTGAGGTACACACAAGCCAAATACGTACAAACAAAACGAATCCTATGTCTTTCGCAAATCTTAAAAAGCAATCTTCTCTCGGATCTCTGACCTCTAAACTGGTCAAAGAAGTTGAGAAGATGAACAATACCAGCAGCGGTGGCGATGACCGTCTCTGGAAACCTGAAATGGACAAGACTGGCAACGGTTATGCAGTCATCCGTTTCCTCCCTGCCCCTAACGAAGAAGAACTTCCTTGGGCGAAGATGTACTCCCATGCCTTCCAAGGTCCTGGTGGTTGGTACATCGAGAACTCTCTGACTACAAACGGTGGCAAAGACCCTGTATCAGAGCACAACCGTGAACTCTGGAATAGTGGTCTTGATTCTGATAAGGACACTGTTCGTAAGCAGAAGCGTAAACTGTCTTACTATGCCAACATCTATGTGGTTCAGGACAAGGCAAACCCTCAGAATGAAGGTCGTGTCTTCCTGTATAAGTTCGGCAAGAAGATCTTTGATAAGATCATGGAAGCCATGCAACCTGAGTATGAAGATGAAAGTGCCATCAATCCTTTTGACTTCTGGCAGGGTGCTAACTTTAAACTGAAACTGAAGAAGGTTGCAGGTTACTGGAACTATGATTCATCTGAGTTTGCAGCACCCTCTCCTCTGCTAGATGATGACGATGCTTTGGAAGCACTGTGGAAGAAGCAGTATTCGTTGACTGCTTTGACTTCTGCTGACCAATTCAAGTCATACGAAGATCTAGACAAGCGTCTGAAGATGGTGCTTGGTGCCAAACCACCTGCCCGTCGTTATGATGAAGAACTGGAAAATGAGAGTGAAGGTCGTGGATCTTTCTCTCCTAACTTTGAATCAAGCAAGCCTCCTGCTGCTGACTTCAATGCACCTGACATCACTCCAACAAAGTCTGCTGACTCTGATGAAGATGATGCTCTGTCCTACTTCCAGAAACTTGCTGAAGAGTGATGAGATATAATCAGTTGTGCTTAACCTTATTGGTTATCGCAGCATATATTAATCTACTGAAATAATCTAATATTATCCCCACGCTTCATGGATTCAGTCACATACTGACTGGATCCTTTTTTGTATGTCATAATAATCTCTAGGTCATCAAGAGCAATATTTAAATACCTTCCTTTCAGAATCCAAATATTTCTTCTTTCTGTTTGAATATCATTTTCGTAATCAAGATTAGTTACTTCTTTTACTGGATTGGTTGAGTATGCAGTAGAGTTATCTTGATATTTGAAATTAAAATCGGAAGGAACGTTAAGACCTCCCTTTAGAACAGCCACTCCAGTACTATCTTTTATCTCAATAGTTTCATAATGGTGAGTATCATTAATTTTATCGTAAGTTCCATACTTATCTAATAAGTATTGATCAAAGTTATATTGAGTCATTGGCCATTCTGTTTGAATGTTAATGATATTATTTGCTGCTAAAACTAACCAATCAAGATCAGATTCGCCATATACTTTAAATGCAACGTTGTCAGGTCTATCATCACCTTCAACTTGATACTTGGTGAACACCGTCAGGTCTTGAAATAGATCTTCTCTAAGACTACCCTTTTTAAATAAATTTTTTACTGGAATATAATCTGATATGTTAGCATCGGGAAGTCTGCTAACATAATCGAGATTAGGAACTTTGTTGAAGTAATTTGACATCTTAGAAACCTATCAGTGCTGGAACGCCTGCTGTACCACTACTTCCATCTTGATCGTAGTCATCATTAAATATTGGTTCAAGTTCTTTCATCTGCATTGATATTTTATATGCAGTCATAAAACCATCTTTAAGTGTTGAATAATTTGCTTGAGGAGTGTAATCAACATTGAAGTTTGTCATCGCACACTCTTTCATCTTTCCTATGTAGGGGTGATCTTTGCTTCCGTCACCATTAAGAACATAATGAACTTGGAATACATTTGGAGATAGTAAGAATAGATTTGATTCTGATCTAATTGCTGCCATCCCCTGCTTAAAGAATCTAATAATTTTAACAACTTCTTCTGCTTCTTTCTGACTTCTGGGTATGAGGTCGAAACTAAATTGAAATCCTCTAAGAACAGGTTTATCAAATAATAATTCAAGGTTAGGATTAAAAATCAGACCAGTTGATCTGGTCATTAAATTTTTAACTCCAACTGCTTTCCCCGCATAACTTTCTTTGATTGCTTTCTGCACTACCTCAGAATTATCTCCCAATCTTCCTACAAGT